CATGAACGGATTGCCATTCGTCGCTCTGGCGACGGTGCCATTCAGAGTGACCAGCATCCCGCGCCGCGTCATGGCCAGCGTGCTGGTGATGTTATCGCTGTAATCGGTGCCGTAGCCGTAGTCAATCAGCCCTTCCCCCGCCAGCGCCTCGGCCACGGTCGCCTTGCTGTCCGCCGCCGTCGCCAGCGCTTCCGCTGCCGCGATGGCGTCCCCCGCGGCCTTCGCGTCCGCAGGCTCTCCCGCGATAGCCAGCGTCGTATCCGTCGCGGCGATGGTGTAGGTATCCGTCAGCCCCGGAAACTTGATGCTCCTAAGCGGTTTAGTCGCCATTGCTCACCGCCTCCTCTCCCTGTGTGATTGTCACGTTGCCCTCGCCGTCATCGGTGCAGACAATAGCGCCGTCAATGACAACTCTGTCCCTGCCCGCCGTCTGGCCGAGGATGTAGCTCACCGTGTCAAAGCTCATGCCCAGGCCCTCCATTCATGGTTCGCAGCGTCGTAGAAGTACAGCGTCGCCGTGTCCATCTCAAGCAGGATGCTGCCGTTGCCGATGCCCTCCGTGGGCTTTTCGTCGGTGGACAGGCAGGAGCCCTCAAGCACCAGATCGCCCGTGTCCGCCGTTTCTGCCGTCTTCCAGGTCAGAGCCATGATCTCAACTCCCTTCGCCGAATGTGATATTTCCGTAGCCGTCATCTGTGCAGGTCAGGATCGTTTCCAGCGCCTCGATGCGGTCTTCCGCGCCGTCGAGGAACTTCACCGCCGCGGCCGTCGCATCCTCGCAGGCCTCAATCTGGGCCAGCAGCTCCGCCACGGATGGGACCACATCGCCCGGGTCCACAATGACGTCGGAAGTCACCCGCGCCACGCGCACCTGTGCGGCCAGCAGCGTCAGCGGATGCCCCAGCGAATCACTGCCCTGAATGACCACGTAGGCCGTCCCCGGATAGGCATAGCACTCGGACGGCAGCGTGATCGCCGCGATGCCCGTGCCTTCCGTCTCCTTCTCGATGGTAAAGCCGGAAGTCACCGTCTCCCCGTCCGGCCGCATCACCGCGCCGGAAATGGTCTGATCGGCCAGCGATGCCGGCTCCCCGTTCTGAGTGACCAGCACCCGGAAGCGGTCCCGCAGATCGGTCGAGTAGAACATGACGTGTCCGCTCTGAATCACCTTTGCAGGCCCACTCAGATCGGTCACAAAATCAAGAGTCCGAACCATATCATTCGCTCACCTCTTTCTTGATCTGCCGGATCGCGTCCGCGGACAGCTTCGTGTAGGTCACGGCCCCCGCGCTGATCTCATAGGACGGAATGGCGCCGATCTGCTGGTAGTCAAACGGATCGCCAACCGTGATCTCGATGTAGCGCTCCCGGATCGCGTCCCATTTGTAGCCGGTTACCTGCGCCGTCACGGTCAGGCCAAGCGGCGGGTCTGTGATCTGCACGAAGTCATACAGCGCCACCTCCGCCAGCTTCCGGTACTGCGCGTATTCCTCCGTGTCGCCCAGGTTGATGAAGGACACCTTCAGCGTCAGCTTCTCCCGGTCGCATTCGTCCTTGGAGAACCGCTCCCGCGCCGTCTTGCGCATCAGCGCGAAGGCCTCCTCCTCGGTCATGCCTTCGTCTTCGCTGCCCTCCTCCGCCTCTTTCACCTTCGCGTCGTTGACCTTCAGGTGTTCGCAGCGAATCACAGCGTAGTCCGTGATGTAGTCGGAATCCACGTAGACTTCCGGCAGCACCAGGTCGCTCCCGTCGGCCGCCTTTCCGACAGGAATGATCCGCGTCACCACTTCGTCGGTGTCTTCCTCCCATTGGATGCCGGTCATGTTCACGCCGTAGCTGATCCGGTAGGTCGGCGCCACAGCCGCGTTGGCCAGCACGAAGATGTCATCGTTGTCCCGGACCAGCTGCGCCTTCGCCAGCGGAACCAGGCCGGTGTCCGGATCCAGCAGCGCGGAGATTGGATTCTTCCAGCTCCAGTCCTGTGTGATAATCACAGGATTCTCCGGCGGAGGCAGGATGTTGCCCGCCGGGATGTTCGTCGCCATGATCCGCGTGTCTTCGTTGACGCAGGCGCCCTGAATGGTAATGAGGCAACGCGCCGTGCTGGCCTCATACATGTCGCAGCTGGTCAGCAGATTCCGCGCGAAGTCGTAGGAGATGTGCCGCGCCCAGAGCTGGATGGTGTGCTGCTCCTGCTGGATGTCAATCTTGTAGATTCGGAACATCTGATCCCGGATCACGCGCGCGGAGACGCCGCCGATGTCCACGTCGGACGGATCGAGATCGCGGATGTACTGAATCTTGCTGTTCTGGATGTAGCCATACACCCCGTCCATGGTCCGGCAGTACTTCCAGCTGTCGTTGGGCGAACTCAGCACGATGATCTGCTCGTTCGTCTTGACCTTCAGCACCACGCTGCCGCCGTCGGACCAGTTGGCGATGCGCGTCCAGAACTGTCCGCCATAGCCGCCGGTAGGCGGATCATGGACGCCGCCGTGTGCCAGCACGCAGCGGTAGTTGTTGTTGGCGTAGGTCACGCATTGCCCGACCACATAGCTGGCGTTGGGAATCCACGCGGAGTAGGTGATCCGGTAGCTGATGGCCGGCTTGCTGTACAGCTCCGTGTTTTCGGTGACCTTCCACAGCTGCGCGCCGTCTTCCCAGACGCTTTCCTCGTGGATGCCGTCAATGGCATTCATGCGCTTCACAGGGATCGGCGCCCGGACCAGATATTCCGGCTTGATCAGACGCCAGCGCCGGTCATCGGTCAGCGGATGCGTCAGCGTCAGCTCGAACTTGCCGCCGGCCACTTCCTCCACCGTGCATTCCGTGGGCCAGAGGGTCATCAGACCGTTGGTGGTCCAATCCTTCGCGTCCGCGTCAAAGATGGCAATCATGCGCTCACCTCCACCGCCACGGCTGTGTCATGGTTATGGATGTGATGCCGCTGCCGGTCCACGAAACTTCACTTGTCCCCGGCTGAATGGTCATCCAGTCCCCGGTGCTGTACTGCGTCAGCTGCTGTTCGCCGTCGCTGCTGACCAGCATTTCCGCCGCCAGATCGATGATGTAGCCGGTGGAGTCCTGAATGTTTGCCACGCTGAAGGTCTGGTCGCCGATGGTCAGCTCCAGCGCGCCGGTGCCGGTCACGGTCAGGACCGGCCGCGCGGCGATGTCGCCCGGATTGTAGATCGTCCCGCCATTGGTCAGCGTCAGCGCGGGAGGCTCCACCACCAGTCGCCGGAAGGGCTGCGCCTCAAACTGGCAGTTCATGATCCAGACGCCGTTGTACAACTTGTCCGCCTGAATCGCCTGAATGAAGCGCCCCTCATAGGCGTAGTCCGGTTCATTGCCGAAGGAGATCAGCCCCGGCCCGGACAACCAGCGGAGGATCGCCTGCATGTCCGCGCCGCGCTGATTGCTGATCTTGAAGGTCTTCACCACGGTCTCGCGGATGTCCGCGCCTTCCAGCAGGTGCAGCGTGCCGGGCCTGCCGGGAACCGTCACGCTATCCACCCGCTCCGGCGCGCGGAACAGCGGAGGATAGACCGCCAGCCGTACACCCATGCTCCGGCTGTCCACGCCGTTGAAAACGAAGTATGGCAAGCGCTCACCTCCTTATGCGCCAACGCCCGTCCGATAGGAGCGGTAGTTGTCCGCGATGCCGTTGATAATGCCGTCAATGCCGGCGGTCCGGCCCGCGTTGTAGCTGCCGATGTTGATGCTGTTGTATGTGGTGGATGTGGAGGAACTGTTGCCGGTGCTGCCCACGCCGCGCCCGGTAATCCGCGCCGCCGCGGACACATTTGTCATGACGCCCACCATCGGCACAAGGATGGGCGAAGAATTGGCTTCTTCCTGCGCGGCCGCGATGGTCATCTCAATCCAGCTGGTGTCCGGCTGCTCGATCTTCCCGGAGATCGGATGCTCGTCGAACCATTGTGTGACAATGCTCTCGTATTGCATCAGATCCGGATAGAGGCTCTGCTGCTGGTCCTGCGTCAGCGTGTTCCAGTTCTTCAGCGCATCCTGAAGATATACCGGCATCTGCTTGATCAGTTCCTCGGAAGACTGGTTCGCGGCTTCTCCCATGGCCTCGCCGATCTTCTCACCGGCTTCCTCCGCGGCCTGTTCCGTCTCGCCGCCTTCTACCACAGGCACAACGCCAGCGCCCTCCATGGACTCCGCCATGCCTTCCGCGGCGGCCTCGCCGGCCTTGGTGCCGTAGTTCTTCCACTCGTCTTTCTCGAAATACTTGCTGGAATTTGCTGTCATGCCGCTGCGTCTCAGCATCATGGCAGTCATGCCAGTCGCAAAGCGCGGATCAATGTCGGTAAACAGGTTGCCCTGTACACCTTCCTGAAACGCCTCGTATACGCTGTTCATCGCAACGACGCCGGGAAGTTCTACAATCGGTGTGCCGTGTTCCGGTTCTGTTGTCTGTGTTCCCGGCGCGGAATGTCCCTGAGAGTTCATCACGCGCAGCCAGCCAGGCGTGTTTTCGTCAATCTGGCCGGTTGTCGAAGGCTTGCCGGTGATCTCCTCCATCACCCAGTTGAAGATCGCCTCAGCCGCATTCACGCCGTTCTTCTCCAGGTATTCAGACGCTTTCCCGCTGAATCCTTTGAAGGTGTTTTCAGGAATCAGCCTGTCAAGCACTTCCGGCCCGATCAGGCCCAGCGCCTCCATGGCTTCCTCGGAAGACTTGACGCCGCCAAAAGCTGCAGCGACCGTGAACAGATCCATCGTGCGCTGAATGTCTTCATCGCTCATGCCGCTGGCCTTGGCCGTGCCAACAAGGACCTGATTCAGCATGTTTGCGCGGTTGGTCTCAGCAGCAGTAACGGCAGCGCTGTAATCTGATTGCGCCTGTTCATACTCCGCCTTGGCCGCTTCATATTCGGCTGTGCCTTCAGCGTACTGTGCCATCGCCGCCTCATAGGTGGTGTTGGCTTTGCCGTAGGCTTCCTCCGCATTCAGCAGCGACTGGTTGTACTCGAACTCGATGTAATCCAGCGCAAGGCCCTGAGAGTGCTCTGTGCCGTGCCCGTTGATGGTGGTCTGGTAGGCGTTCTTCATCTCCTGATAGCCCGCGCCGGACAGCACCGCCACGCGCTTCTGAAGCAGCTCCACCTTTGTCAGCAGGTTCTCAACGTTCTCGATTTCCTCGGCCGTTGCGCTGCGCCCGTTCTTGTAGATGGATTGCATCGCCAGCAGCAGCTCGCTCTTTGTGTTTTCCAGTTCGCCCAGCGTTGTCTGCAGGTCCGTGGTGTCGCCGGTCAGCGTTGCCAGCCGTTCCTCCGCGGCCGTAATGGTCGGATCAACGGTCTGTTCAAGCCATTCCTCCAGCGTGTTGTATTCCTGTTCCACCAGCTGGTTGGCTGCATCCCCCGCGCCTTCGCCCGGCAGGAAAGACCGGAGCAGCCGCCGGCCAACGGTATAGGTCGTAGTGATCTGTGCAATGACTTCTACCGTCTTGTCAGCGTTCTGAATGCCTTCGTTGATCGCTTTCGTGATGTTGTTCTTCGCCTGAGGATCAACGTTGATCTTGATCTCGTTGAGACGATCCGCCAGCGCCTGCGCATCCGCCCGTGCCTGTTCATTCGCAAGAGCGGTTGCAATGCCGGCAACGGCCAGCGTAGTCAGACCCACAGCGCCGGCAGCGCCTGCAATCACGCCCAGACCGGATGCCAGGGCTCCGCCGGAAGCAGTAGCAGCTGCGCCGCCCGCTGCCGCTCCGCCGCTGATTCCGCTTGCGATGGACATGATATTCGCGGCCAGCGTCGAGACTTTAGTGACGGCCTCCGCACCGACAAACACGGCCAGCGCAAGTCCGACATTATCCAGCACGTTCTGGATTGTCTGCTGCGCGTTCTCCGCGTTTGTAGGCAGGTCTTCAAAGAACTTGTAGATCGCGCCATCCTCGCCGAAGTAGTCCGTTGCAATCTGCGAGATGGTCTCGCTGATGGCGGTCAGCGTCTGCTGGCCTTCCTCGCTCTCAAGGAACTCGTTGAACTTCCCGGCGCACTTGCCGATGTTATCCGCCAGCGTGCTGAAGGCCGGAGACACAGCCGAAGCCGCTCTCCTGCTGGCCGCGTCAAGCGTCGCCTGCAGCCGCTGATAGCTGTCATTGAAGTCCGTCAGTTTCCCGACTTCCTGTTCTGACAGCACCAGCCCCAGCTTCTTGGCTTCCTCAACGTAGCTTTCCCAGGTGTCCCGCCCGGCCGCAATCAGCGGATTCAGCTCCTGCGCGGACCGGCCGAACAGCGTCATGGCGATGGAGTCCCGCTCCGTCGCGTTTTCGATCTGGCCCAGCGCCGTGATCGCGTCCCAGAAGACCAGCTGCGAATCGCGCAGCCCGCCGGTGCTGTCCCGGATGTTGACGCCCAGCGTCTTCCACGCGGCCGCCACGTCCTTGGAGGAGCTCGACATGTTCCGCGTCATGCGGACCATGCTCTGCTGGATCGTACTGACCTCGGTGTCCACGAAGCGCGCCGCGTAGCTCCACGTCTGCAGATCGGTGGTGTTGATGCCCGTCTGCAGGCTGGTGGTCTGCAGTTCGTCCGCCCATTCGGATTGTCCGACCTGCCAGTCCCAAACCGCCTTGGCCGCGTTCAGGGCCGCCTTGGCGATGTTGTCAAGCGTCCGGCTTACGCCCTCAAGGCCCTGCCGGAGATTGGTCAGGTTGATGCCCTTGCCGATGTTCGCCAGTCCGTTGGACAGCTCGCCCGCCTTGCCGGAGGCTTCCTCCGCGGCCGCGCCCATGTCCCGGATGGCCTGCCCGTTCTTGTCAAGGCCGCGGCTGTTGTTGTCCAGGTCGTGCTGCATGTTGACCAGGGCTGTCCGTGCGCGGGTCAGCTTCTGCTGCCATTGATCCGCTTCCTTGGAGCCCTCGCCGTGCTGCTTGACCATGGTGGCCAGCGCGCCTTCCATGGCCCTGACCACTTCCTCCTGCTGCGCAATCTGCTGCGTCAGCAGCTCGCCGCGGGAACGCATATATTCCTGCGCGTCCCCGGTCGCCCGGAAGGAGGCGTCCGCGAGGCGCATCTGACTGCCAAGCTGAGATACAGCACGCGCCGCGCTGTCCAGATCGCTCTTGAATTTTTGCGCGCCGTCCAGCTCGATGGTCGTGCTGATCTTGCGTGTCGCCATTAGTCTGCTTCACCTCCGCCCCTGTGGATTCCGTGCTGTTCGTCGTCGTATCTCTGCCGCATGATGTACAGATCGCAGACAAGCCCCGGCGCCAGCGTGTGCATCTCGCTGAAGCGGAGCCCGGCAATCAGCCCGTAGGAGCAGACTGTGCGCCAGGTCAGCCGCCCCGCTGCTCTTTTTTTTCGATCTCCTGAAGGGTGACATCCACTTCAGCCTCAGGATCAGGCTCGCTGGTCTCCATGCTGAAGCCGTTGTTGACGGCGACAATCACAGCGCTGTACAGGCTGTTGAACATGGCCGGCTTGATCTTCCGCTTCAGCTCCTCCACGGGAACCGCGCGGAAGCATTCGTCCATTTCGCGCCCGGCCTTTTTGGCCGCGTCCTGTTCCGCCCGCTCGGCGCCGCCGGTCAGGATCGCCGCCACGGCGCACAGCGTCCGCACGCGGTTCTTGCTCTTGACGCTCAGCTCCTCCAGCAGCTTGCCGATCATGCAGACGTTTTCCTCGATCTCGGCGAAGGCGTCCATATCCAGCTCGAAATACAGCGTCAGGCCGCCCGCCTTGAATGATGCCTCTCTCATGATGTTTCCTCCTCTGGCCTCTCAACCCGCCTTGAGAGGCAATGCCCCGCGCCCCTTGCGGACGCTCACCAAACAGAATCAGGTGGTGGCGCCGCCGCTGGTACTCGTGATGTTGGCGAAGCCCTTCAGCCAGGCCAGCGCCGCGGCATAGGTGGTGAACTCCTTGTGCTTCCGCCAGCGCAGCTTGCCGGAGTTGTCGATGGTCACGCCGGCGATGTCGCCGACGATTTCCGGGTGCTGCCACTCGATGTTCTGGCCCTTCGTGTTGGTGCTCTCAGAGTTCACGGCGAACTTCACCTTGTGGATCCAATGCGCGATGTAGACCAGCACGCCCGCGCGCATATGCACCTTGATATAGCCGAAGCCCACGTCCGGGCCGCTCGCGCCATTCTCCTCGTAGTAGGCGGCCGTGTCGCTGCCGACGGCCTCGTCGCCCAGCACCAGCACGCGGGCCTCGTCGGTCAGGTCATTCAGGCCGTAGGTCAGCTGGCCGGAAGTGATGCTGTTGTCGCTCTCATCCAGCGCGTCATCCGCATAGGCCTGATTGGTGTTCCGGGTCCAGGTCAGGTTGGCCGTCATGGCCTTGCCGATCACAGCGCCGGTGCCGTAGGTGATGGCGCTGCCCTCGGTGTAGGCCGTGATCGGCGCAACAATGGCAGTTCTCAGACCGATCTTCATGTTGTCATGCTCCTTTCACGCAAAAACGGCGGAGATTGCTCAGCCGCCGCTTCCGATGTACTGATTAAAGATTTCCTCCATGGCCGCCGTCGCCGCAGGCTCAGCGATTTCCTCCGCCTGATCCACCCAATGGGAACCGGGGATCCGCTTCGTCCCGTAGTGCAGGATGAAGGCCTTCTCCGCGTTTCTGACGCCGTGATCCGATCCGTCCGGATAGACCTCGGAAGACATCGCAGAACCGCCCTTCCGGTGCCCTTTGACGGAACCACGCATCGCGCCGGTCCTGACAGGTGACACCTGCTGCCACGCGGCAATGACTTCCGCCTCGCCCGCGTCAAGCATGTCCTTGGCTACCTGATCGCATGAACCGATCAGCCCGGCGATGCTGGCCATCATGTCATCCAGCCCTGACAGGTTGAGTCCCATGCGCTCACCCCCTCAGGCCACGTCGCATTCATAGATATGGTGAATGTACCCATCCTCCACAGGATCCACAAGGTATTCCACGGCAATCTCGTCGCTGGATTCCAGCGCCTGAAGAATCGCGGCTGCGGTGCTGTCGTTTTCTGTCCGGGTGAAACGATCTACATACACTCGCCAGCCGCCGGCCCAGCGGCCGTCCGCCGAAGGGCCTATGCGCCGGGTCTCGCGCCAGATGGTGTAGTCCCCGTCGAGACGGTTGTCAGCCTCGTACCTGGTCGCCGCCGGATCGGCTGTCAGGAGCAGCGCGCGAAACTGTTGGAGTGTCATACGCCGCTCACCTCCAGGCTCAAATCGCTGATAGGCTGACTGTTGTCATCGTCCGTGCCGTGGAATGCCCGCACCACTCGATAGATCACGGCGGCTTCCGGAATCTCGCTGCATTGCTGCAGAACAACCACATCCTGATTGACCACGTTTCGGGCCTGATGGATGCGGATGCGGTTGTCAATCCGGGTCTCGTCCCTGTGCTCTGTCGGATCGGATTGGACCGTGGAGAAGCTCAATTCCCGATACCAGGATTGAGCAATCGGCGCCCAGGAGTAGGCCGGCTTTCCGCCGGGCTCCTGAGTCGCCGTGCGCCGGAAAACGGTGCAGATTCCCGTGTCAAGAATCATTCGCGCCCGCCTCCCTCAGCCAGCGCTCGCGCCGCCGCAGCCGGAGCCACGGCGGCATACCCGCAGCGCTGTCCCTGTTGGAGTACTGCCAGACGGCCACGTCGACCACCAGCATGGTATCCTCGACCGTGTCCGTCAGCTCGATCCCGTTTCCGGTCAGTTCCTGCGCCGCGGCATCCAGCCTCGCCTGGAAGTAGGAGTCAAGGCTGGTGTCGCCGGGCAGGCGGTTCAGGCGCGTGCGCATCAGCCCAAGCGCCGTCTCAGCGTTATAGCTCATTACGCCGCGCTCCTTTCAAAGATCAGGTCTTCGGCACAGAGGCGACAACGCCGGCGCTGACCACACGGCCAGCCGCATCCAGCTCGACCACGCTGATCTTCTTGCCGGCGGTCGCGGTGATCTCGGTGGTGCCGGAGGTCAGATCCGCGAAGCCCACAGGCAGCACGTCGCCGTTCTCGAAGCTGTAGGCGCCCACCTTGTACTTGAGCACAGGGGAAGCGGCCAGCGCGCCGGTCACGGTGATCTTGGTCTTGCCGGCGGTCGCGCCAACGGCAGCGGTCAGCACCAGATCATTCAGATCGGTGTTGGCGTAATCCTCCGGGAAGGTCTTCGCGGTGGTCGGATCCACGTTGGCGTAGTTCACGATCACGAAGGCCTCGCCGGCGAGGGGCTTGCCGTCATAGCGCGCGGTGCCCTTGAAGGCGGTCTGGTCCTGGAGGAAGCGGTACTCGGTGGAGGAAGCCAGCTGCACGCCGGCGCGCTCCGCCATCAGGTAGTTGCCGCCGAAGCCGCCGATGATCTCATAATCCGCCAGCTCGTCATCCTCCACCTCGACGATGGTGCCGCCGATGATGGGCATCAGGTTGGTGTTGGCAACCAGCGCCGCGTTGGCATTGTAAGCCATAGACTTGGCGAGGATGTCGAGATGGGTCTTCCGGTTCATCACCCAGAACAGGCCGTCGCTGGAATACTTCGGCTTGGCGATGCCCAGGGTGACGACCAGCGTCTGGAAGAAGGCCACACCCACAGCGGTCATGGCGTTCAGCTTGACGATGTTGGTCTCGTGCAGGTCGGTGAAGGCCGGCGCGTTGGTGCCCCACCAGGCGGGCTGTGAAGTAGCGGCCAGACGGGTCGCAATGCCGACAGGCATCTTCGTGCCGGTGCCGAACAGGATAGCCTTGTCCACAGCCTTGGCGATGGCGGTGGAGATGGCGCTGATGATCTCGGAAGCCAGCGCGACGTCGGAATCCTCCAGGATCGCGTTGCAGACGATCACGGCGGCGCCGACCTTGTAGCCGTCGACTTCCTCCTGGCTGAAGCTCAGGTCCACCTCGTTGATGGTGGCGCACATCTCAGTCCAGACGCCCTCGGGGATCCGGCCCATGATGTTGACGCGGGAAGTGCCGCCCACATGGCGCAGCATGACGAAGCGGAGCAGCTTGCTCTGACGGTAGACTTCCTCACGGACCATGCCCAGCATGACATCCGGAATGGTCAGGCCCACATTGGTCAGGCTCCGCTTCTCGCGGATGGCGGCACGCACCTGGCCCAGGAAGTCCCTCACGCCGTCATTGGCGAAGAAGTCCCGGGTCTGCTCGGTGCTCAGGTTGAAGAGTCTCTGAGTCATGGTCTTGTTCTCCTTCCTTTCAGTCGGTTCGGTGTGTGCGGGCTTGTCAGCGGTCAGGCGGGCCTTGAGCTCCTCAAGCTCCCGCTGAAGGCCGTCGATCTCGCCCTGGGTGTCGGTGATCGCCTGCGCATTGGCGGCTTCCGCCTCATCGGCTTCCTTCGTCTGCGCCTCAAATTCGGACAGCGCGGTATCCAGCGCGGCCCGGTCCTCCTCGGACGTCTCGTCCGTCACTTCGTTGACGGCCGCTTCCAGCTCCGCCTCACGGGTGACAAGCGCCTCCCGCTTCCGTGCCAGCTCCTCCCGCTCCTCATTGAGTTTGGCGAGACTGGCCTGCTTTTCGGCGATGCGCTTGGAGAGCACCACCTGTCTGAGTGCCATGGAATCAACTCCTTTTCGTGATATTGCGGATACGTTCCAGCCGCTCAGCCTGCCACTTGCGCAGCTGCTCGGCTTCGTAGTCCTTCCGGCGCTGCTGGATCGCTTCCCAGTCCTGCCTCCGGGCCTGCAGGGATGTCTCCTTGTAGGCCGGGAAAGTCACCAGACTGACCTCGTACAGCTTCACCTTCCGGATGGTCCAATGGACGGAACCGTCCGCCCGGATTTCCTCGCCCTGATCGAGGATGTCAAAGCCGAAGGACGCCTGGCTGACATCGCCGCGGATCGCGCGCGCGTATGCGTTCATGGCGTCCTGATCCGCTTCGTTGATGATCACGCTGCCCCACAGGCCGTGAGCGTCCGTGCGCAGTTCCAGCGTGTGCGCCACATTCCGGCCCAGCACCAGGCGCGTGTCATGGTTGATCAGGCAGCGGATGTCATCGCCCAGCGCGTCATCGAATGCGTGCGAATCGATGGATTCCGTCGCCCCCGGCCACAGCTCATAGACGGGCCCGAATACGGCGAAGTACCCCTCGATCCGCTTCTGTCCGTCCGCGTCCCGTGTGGCAAAACCGGCCTCAATCTCCCTGATCTGTCGCTCCAACTTCTTCACCCCCTTTCAGCTTCTTCTGGTCGCCCAGCCGGTCGACAGGAAGGTAATTCTCCAGCCCAAGCAGATCCTGCATGTCCGGGTCAGGCGGCACACCCAGCCAGTCTCTCCACTCGTTCCGGCGCATTGCCATCCGGTCAACCATCTCCTTGCCGGCCGTGATCAGGTCGGTCATGGAGTAGTTGTACAGGCTCCTCGGATTGAGGCTCCAGTACAATTCAGGGGAATAGAGCAGAGACTGAGTCAACTTCTGCTCAATCTCTTTCGCCACAGCCATCAGCTTCGTGCTGATGAACTGCTGGTAGGCGTCCTGCTTGTACTCGCCCACGCCCACAAGGAAGGGCGGTACACCGAAGATCGCGGCCACGCTGCGCTTGTCAAGCTCCAGATTGTCCTTGATCGCCAGATCATTCAGCGTCATCGGCCTGACCTGTTCCACGCCGAATGCCTCCGCTGGAATGAACCACGGCTGCCCCATCTCAGAAGCGTCGAGGAACTGCTTGCCCAGCTCCCGCCGGCCTTCCACGCTGCGAAACTCCTCCACAAGGCCGTCCACCTTCACGATCAGGGAAGGCGCCGGGCTCTCCTGCAGGGCCTGCCGCGTGCTGTTCGCCTGCCGGATGCTGCGGACAATCTCCCGCAGATAGGGCGCATAGCCGCGGCCCTTCCACGGCTTGTCCGGGTCCGGATTCAGCACGAAATGAATCACTTCATCCGGCCGGAACACCCGGCCCTGATAGTTGATCAGATACCCGGCGCCGGCATCCTCGGTGAAGCCCACCTGGGACGGCGGCAGCGGCTGAAGATAATCCAGATACTCTCCGTCATAGACGGGAACCACCACCGCGTTGCCGGTCTCCATCATCGCGCGCACAATCGTCTGCATGAACTGCACATGGCTCATGTGGACCGCCGGACGGATGTCCATGATCCTGCTGAGCTCATTGTGTACGCGGATGTCGCCGTTCTCCGTGTTCCGCATCAGCCGGATGGTCATGATGCTGATCAGATCGGCATAGGTGTTGATGCACATCTGCACTTCAGGGCATTGCGTGATCGGCCTGTACCCGTCAGAGCAGAGGATCTTCCAGTTGTCCGCATTCACCACGGCCATATTGGTCCGCTGCTGCCGCGCCGGATTTTGCCGCACAGGCGCGTCCCGGACGCTGCGCCCCCTTTTTCTGCTCATATCCTCACCCCTTTATTGCAATAGAATTATTGGAACCAGTTTGTTGCCTTGCCGGATTTCTCCATGCACTCCAGCATCCGGACCGTTGCGAACACATCCGCGTCAAAGACGTCAATCCGGTGTTCCGGCTGAATCTTCTCATACTGGATCATGTCGTCCGTCTTTTCAATCGCCCGGACATTCTGCACACAATACTCATAGGGCTCCGCGCCCAGGTAGTAGAGGCAGTCATTCTTCGCCTGCTTCTCGATGTGGCGGAAGCCCTCTGATTTCTTGTAGAAGTATTGCGGCTGGTCCACGATCGTGAAGCCGGCGCGTTTCATCTCGATGAAGTATTCACGGCAGAACTTCCGATCGTGCCCGACCTGCTCGATGTGGAAGCCCAGCCGCTTCATGTCGAGGAACCACTTCACCACAGAGGAATGATCGTTGGTTGGCGCGTTGCACAGCGTCAACCAGCCGTCCTCCGCCCAGCCGTACAGCGGAATGGCGTCATCGTTCGCCTTGGCCGCAGCCATCACCACCGGGAACCAGCAATGCGGAATGACGATATCGATTCCGTTGTACTGCCCGTGGAGGCTGGCCGCCGTCAGGTCATGCAGCTTTGACAGGTCCGCGCCGCCGTACCAGCGGACACCCCTCAGCGCGGCCAGATAGGTCAGCTTCTCGCCGATGCTCCATCCCGGATCGATGCCCAGCCGCTCCTCCGCCCGCGCATTGGACCGCCGGAACTCGTCAATGTTGAAGTATGCCTTCATTGCGGTGGTGAACACGTTGAGGCTCCGGCTGAGGAAGTCTTTCCGCTGCTGCGGATCGTTGGCCGCCTGCACGGAGTCCGTCATCATGTCCGTCGGCCGGATGGTCACGCCGTAGGATGGATTGGCTTTCTCATGCTGGATCGGATCGGTGTAGTCAACATCGCCGTTGACGTCCTTGTCCGCGCAGCACATGAAGAAGAAATAGCTGTCATCCTTCACCACGCCGCGCAGCACCTTCCGGCCGTACTCCACACGCTGGGCGCAGAAGCCTGTTCCGTCATCGCCGGCGGTGGTGATCGCCAGCGTCAGCTTGTTGGTATAGGCCTTGCTGGCCTCCTTGGCGCGGTTGTACTTCTGCGGCCCCTTGTAGGCGTGAATCTCATCCACAATGGCGAAGTTGCAGTTGAATGAGTCCTGATTCTTTCCGTCGCCGGCCAGCGCATTCAGCGAGATGGAACCGCCGCCGATTGAATCATGGGAAATCGCGTGCTCCACATTGTTGTCCACCAGACGCCAGCCCGCCCGCTTCGCCGCGTTCCTGTCCGGATTCAGCGAATTGGTCACGTTGTACATCCAGTTGTCGAACGTCTCCCGCGCCTGCTTCAGCGTCTCAGCCACCACGTAGACCTTTGATCCGCTCTTGCGCTCCAGCATGGCCACGGCGAAGGCCAGCGCGGCCGCAAAGGCCGTCTTGCCGTTCTTCCGCGGAATGAAGATCAGACCCTCCTTGACGATCCGCTCCTCCGTCCCCGGTTTGTAGAAGGCCAGCATTCCGTAGATGCAGAACTTCTGCCACGGCTGCAGCACCAGCGGCTTGCCCCTCAGCGGCTCCGCCTGCAAGGTCTCGCCCTGCCGGTGCTTGATGGTCGCCTCGATCAGGCCGATGACGAAATCGGCCGCCTCTGTCCGCGTCTCCACGTCTTCCCGGTGGATCATCCGCAGGAAACGCAGGCAGCCCAGCATCCGATCAATCCCCGCGATCTGTTCCCCGCAGCAGATCGCCTCCGCGTAGTCCACCACTTCTCGGATGTACTTGCCCTCCGGCAGCTTGTCGCCCAGCACTTCGCCCTCCTGGGTGACAATCGCGCCCGGAATCTTTGGGTGTCGCTTGCAGATGGTCCGCGCTTCCTCAGCTGTCAGGAGAATGCCCTTTGGTGATCGCTGCATTGCCTCCATGCACAATCACCTCACTGCGCCAGCAGATGCAGCGCCTGTGACAGCGCGTCTTCCTGCTGCTTCTCCTCAACAACGCTGATCCCCAGCTTCTTCAGCCCCGCGGGTGTCAGCCCCAGCCGGTCTTCCATTGCCAGCGCCTTGTCCCACAGCGTCATCAGCCGCTTCTCCGTGCTTTCCGCCGCTTCAGGATCATCCGCAGCCGTCATCAGCGCCTTCAGCCGCTCCATCTCGCCGTAGCACTCCGCCAGCCGCTCAACCGTCCGCTGAAATTCGGGCTTGTAGGTGCCCAGCTGCTTCATTTTCGCAGCGATTTCCGCGGATTTTGCCCTTTTCACCCCGATCCAGCCCTCCTTTCGGCCGGTTTTTCGGAATTTCGCGCCTCAGAGGGAAATGGG